CTCATCCATTACTAAGAACTTTAGAGATACACCACGCATTGTTTCTGGTCTGTCTGCACCCTTTAACGAAATAATAGTTCCGTTAATCAATGTAATTTGTAAATTGTTTATGTGACTCTTTTTAATTACTTCGTGACCAACCTCTAGTAACACCTGCCACATAATATCTCTTGCTTGACCCTGTGTAGGTGCAACATAAAAGACCTGTCCTTGTTTAGCCTGTAAGGCATTAACAATAAGTAAGTAAGCAGCTAACCTAGACTTACCTGTTCGTCTACCAGCAGCTACTACTTTAAATCTTGCTTTACTATCCCAGACCTGTTGTTGCCAAGATAGTAATGATATAGCTAAATCAGTCATTAATAGTTCAACGGATTTTCTAATGCTTTAGTTATTTTCTTATCTATTCGTTCTTCTATCTTGTACATATCAGTAGATAGCTTTTCTATAATCTTTACTTGTTGTTCCATAGTCTGACGAATAGTAAGGTTCTCTGCTTGAAACACTGCTACTTGTTGCTTAATACCACTTAGGTCTGGTGCAACATAGCTCATAATCTGTGCTTTCATATCTGTGTAATCTTTGTAAAACTCAAACCCACCCCACAAACCACCTACAATACTTGTAACTAAGGGTACGATAAGTAGTAGTTTACTGCCACCTACTTTGATTCCTTGATATTCTATCTCTGCCATTGTGTATTCCTTTGTGGATATTGTAAGTCTTCTAACCTTATAAAGTTTTTATCGTTTACAAACCATCTAGCAAAAGCATTATCTACATTATCTTTACTAGGGTAGAAACTAGCTAAGTCTTTCATCTCTTGTTCAGCATAGTTAAAGTCAGGTACAAACGAAATAAGTGACATTAACTGTTGCTGTACTACAATCTGTTGTTCTAGGGTAACTGCACCCTCTACTTTTTTAGTTAAACTTACTGCTCTTTTTGATACTAGGGCTTTGAGCTTATCATTCTTTGTAAGGACTTGTTTTTTCTTAGCCTTCTTCGAAGCTTGTTCGTTAGCAACTGTCTTCTCAATCGGTTGCTCCTGCTTTCTATTATCTTGTTCATCAACAGGCTTCTCCCTTTCCTCAACAACTTCTAATTCTTCTTTTGGCTCTTCTCGTTCCTCTTTTGGTTCTTCTCTTTCCTCAAGCTCTCTTTCTCTCTGGACAATCTCCGAGAAAGATTCCTCTCCCATACTTGGTTCTTCCATTTCCCTCTGTTCCAATTCACGAGGTTCAACATTATTTACAACTTCCTCTCTTCTTGGTTCAACAACTGGGGCAGAGGCACTTGGCATACCCTCTATTTGGTAACCAGTTGTACCAGCAAAGTCAGTAATTAAGTCTGGTTGCTCTAGCACTTCACTAATAGGATTCTCACCTTCAATCCTAATAGGTTCTGGTTTTTCTTCTGTTACTTTTCTTTCTTCTCTGTCTACATAACCAGCACAAGTCTTGTCATACTGTGGGTTATACATACACTGTTGTTCTAAATACGCTTTAGCGTACCCTGTACACTCTGGGTCATAAGTAGCATCAGCATTACAAGCCTCTGTGTACAAGAATTCTGCGTAAGCCTCTGCATAATTAGGGCAAGATGGGTCATATAACGCATTAGAATCACAAAAAGCTAGGTTTAAGTTACCAAATGTACTAGGTACTCCCTCATATCCATTAGGATAGTAGGCTTCTTGTACTCCTTCTGACACACCCTTTGCTAAGTTTCCTGCTTCTCCTGTACTTATTGTATGGTCTTGTATGTTTACAGCAGTGTAATCTACAATATAAGTACCATCTTTCTTAATCTGTAGCTCAAAGGTGTTTAATCTAGTAGCATCATAGAATTCTGCTAGGTTTTTCCACCTGTAAGTTTGTTGTGAGGTATCACCTTCTGTAAATAACCCACTGTTTCCTTGTTCTAAGTCTATTAAGTCTGTCCATAATGGGGCTATAGCGTATCCGTACCTACTAATATCTGTGCCATCTTCAGACATTTTAACCAAGTCAAGACCTTGACAGCACCAGTGGCTTTCTACTTGACTATCTTCTGGATTACGAAAACCAACTACTCCATTCGTAAACATATAAGAGGTTTCAAACTCCTCACCATAAAAAGGAAACACAAACTGTAAAGGTACTTCTGCATAGTGGTCATCATGTACAGTAGTATGATTAGGGCTGGTTAGCTTAACCTCATTACAGTAAGAATAGGAGCATAGCGAGAGTAACAGTACCGCTAGCAATCCAACCTTGACGCTCTCTGACATCTTGTTTTGTTTCCAATATTATAGGTTTTGGTATTAACTCAGGATTAGCTACCCATTTCTTAGCAGCTGCTGTACCTATCTCACCTAAGAACGGACAAGGAGTTCCTGCCATACCCATTGCATCATAGACTCTTCTGTCTTGACATAAAACTGATACTGCTGCTACCTTCATACCCATATCGTATAAAGTCTTAGAAATCTTTAATCGTTCACAGTTCTCATCTCGTACTGTCTCACCTGTAGACACACCTAAGATTTGTGTTTGTATTGCTCCACTGACCCCAGATGTACATATATCAGAAGAAGAACCACCAATAGAAGGACTAATAGCAGAGGGTGGTGGGGATATAACTACTGTTCTACCTTTTGATTTAACATCTGATTCAGAGTTAGTTGTAGTATTTACTTCTGTTACTGCATTGGCTTCACTAGGTATCATCACACAAAGAAATAAACCTAAGAGGTATACGAAAATAATACCCCAAAAGATGTTATAGTTGTTATTCATTATGTTCTATTACCTCTCCACCTATAGGGGTTACCTCACCACCTACACCAGTAATGGTTATGTTTACTGCTGACCTACCACCACCCATCTGGCTTTTTTCAAAGTACGATAAGGGCATTAATCTATCTACTAATAACTTCCATGCTGCTGCTTGGTTCTTATGGTCATCATCTAAAGCAGCATTAAGAATACTGTCTAAAACCCTACGAGATTTAGGGGAGGCGAGTAACCTAGCTTTATATTCTTTGATAGCATCAGCATCACCTTTAGGTCTGCCAACTTTGTTTCTGTTGCCTTCTTTTTTAGATTGGACTAAAGACTTCTTAGGTCTACCAGCTTTTCTTTTAACTTCCGTCACTTCTTCATCATCTTAGTTAGGGATTGAACACCAAATGAAGCAGCAAACACAATACCAACTGCTGTCTTATAGAAATCAGGCATAGCTTCTAGGGCTGTGAAACCTCTCATTACTATGTCTTCGTTACCTGTAAAAGCTAGGATAAGTGGTATTGATACTAGGATAGTCAACCACTCGTCTTTCCACGAAGAAGCTGATGCTTTAGCCATAGTGTTATTCCACTCCATTTCACCATTAGCTACTTTTCTTTTAATCTCAGCATCAGCTTTAACTTCAACCAGTTTGGCTTCTTGTTTAGCTTTAGACTGTTCTACCTTTCCTTTAACGAAAGTAGAAGCTAAACCAACAAGTGGTGTAATTAAGTTAAGCACAGGTCGCCCTTTGTATCATTTAATGTTAAAGTTATATTTGGTATTCTTAAGGTTTTAATGAATCCTAGAAGGTTTGCCCTCCTTAGGTAGGTGGTATTTACTTTATATCTTAAGCCACTTTAATAAGGCTTGATTATATCATTTTTTTTAGTAAAAGTCAAGAAGTTTCTTTGACCCCTTTCGTTCCTTTCGTCATAAAAGTTTGGGGGGCAACCTTTTCAAATTCCCCTATTTTGTATTTGGGAGTGATACTACTACTACTGAAAACCAAAATATACCCCCCCACCCCCTATATAATATTTTTGTACATTTCTGAGGGTAAACCAAAATGCCTGTGGCTCTTGGTATAACTTAGGCTTATGATTATTTCGTTCATCATAATTATCATAAATATTACTGGGGAAATTTCTGTGTGGGGAAAAGAAAATGTCTATAAATGACCCTCACAAGGTATTTCTATCTACAACATCATAACACCTACCCATTATAAGTTTACTAAATATGCACTATAACTATAACTATATAGTCATTTGTGTTGCATTAAACTATAATGACTGTACACACACACAATAATAAGGATTAAACATGGATAACATTATAATAGATACAAACGAAGATTACTTACAAGATGCAGTGCAACAATTAATATTGGAACACACAAAAAGTTGGGTAAACAAAAAGGGGGTTAAACAATACGCTAGACCAAATCAAATTATATTAAACTGTTGGGCAATGTGGGATAACGATTATTGTGACCCTGAGTTAGTAGCAGAACAAGAGATACCTTTTTCTATAATGAGCGGTGGTGTCGCACTAAGTGATAATGTTGATAGGAGCATAGGTTTTCAAGGTGTAGACGAGTTTTGTTATAAGTGTGAGGATAGACATTTAGATAGGTCTGTAGAAGCACCAGATAGATTAGCATTTATTATTGAATTTAACTACAAAGACAAACAAGATAAGAGTGAGTTTGACTTAGATAAAAGAGTTTTATTTGATACAGAAATACAGGTACTAAACAAAAATAAATATGTTGTTGAAGTTATTAAGTAACTCAAACCAAACGGGGCGAAAGCCCCATAATTTAAAAAGGAATAAATATTATGAGTAAACAAATAGAAGATTTTGTAGTACATCTTCCCGAAGATAACATCGTTCCCAGACTTAGAAATATAGTAATTGATCTGGGTTGGGATTTAAGCGAAACAGAGTTTGGACAAGATGAGAGCAATGGTAGAGTGTATGCCGTCAATGACTCTTATCATTACATCTTATTTATACACCCAAAGGATTACGTCCTAATGGCTTCTAAATCTGGTTGGGGTACAAGCGAAGAGGATCTTCTAGTAATAGACAGGAACATTGATCCAAGTCTTCTTAAAGCACTTAGATGATTTTAATCTCACTCTGATGAGAGCTAGTTAGTGACTAGCCGAAACCCTCACTAAGGGGGTCAGTGATAACTAAAACAAGGAGAAATATGTCATGAAAGACTACAAGCATTTAACTGTAAAGGTACAGGATACAGAGAGAACTGACCGATTAACCCTGAAGGAAGTGTTACTTTGTATTGCGTTAATGGGTTTACTTACTATAGACTGGGCTACATTATTACTGTAAGGAGCATGATGATATGGATAAGCAAAAGCAGCTTCAGCTTGCGTGTGATTTAAGGTATAAAATGATAGGCTTATGTACCCAGTTTGATCTACAAGCTAAATACTCAGACGATTTTTATCGTACAATATCGTCTTTAGCGTTTTTAATTCAAGATTTAAAAATTGAAATACAAAACGAGGTCAACAGTGGTTAATAAACGCAACCAGTATACCTGTTGGGCATTAAGTTGCCCTATGATTTTAGCAGAAGTACACCCTACACCAAGCAACATAAAATTGTGTTGGAACGCTTGTCATGAAATAGATTTGTTTTTATTAAAGCTAACTGGTTCAACACCACCACCAAGGAGAATAAAGCGTGGCTAAATTTAATAGTTTAAGAAAAAAACGAGCAAAGAAAAACCAAGAACTTTTTATAATGTTAAAAAGATTAGAAAATAGTAATTGTAAAAATCGTGATAGTTTAATACTATCTTGTAACAAACTTAAAAAATCTTTAACTAGGAGTTAATTATGAACAAACAAGAAATGTTAGATAGTTGTGATAGGTTGGATACCCACCACAAAAAATGTTGTCTTGCTTATTGCTTGTTAATGTTAGATGAAGAAAGTAATCGTAAGTGGCACTCTGAGTATGTACAGGAAAACTATACAAACAGTTTTGACGTAGTCGAATACTGTGATGGAGTTTTAGATTGCGTTCTGGGTGAAATAAACGAAGTATTAAAGAACACAAGACCAGACTTCAATCTTGGTTACTCTAACCAGCACGCTTTAGAACAAGCTGCAAGTATCCGATCAAGTCACAATGAACCTATGGAGGATTTAGGATGAACCACCATGATAGTTATGTACTACAAAACCCTTTGGATAGAAGGGAGAATGAAATTATCCAAGAAGAAATTATTAACACAGCAAATGATGAGGGTGCTGTAAGTGATATACTTTGTACTATAAACGATCTTCATCCTACTTACCTGTTAGAGTGTTATACAGAGGGAGTAGATCCTAGGGAGGGTGACCTGTTTGATCGTTATCTTAAACAGTATGCTATAGATCAATTAACTGATCTTGGAATATTATAAGAATATTTTATCATATTTTATCGTATAATGACCAAACCGAGAGGACTAGTTTTAATATGCCAAAAACCAGAGATATATCTAAGTTTAGAAAGCACAACAAACATTATCTTACAGAGCGTTCACAAGAGTGTTTATTCTATCTTTTGCTAGGGTTACCAACTAAAGCTATAGCTGATAAGATGGATTGCTCATTCCGCACCTGTAGGCAGCACACCAGATTAGTGTACGATAATTTTGATGTAGACAGTCACGTTCAACTATTATCTAAGTTTATTACTCGAGAAACTTTACAAGAAGAAAAAGATCGAATGATGTGGGGGGGTGATAATGAAAAAAGATAAGCTAGATCCTACCTGTCAAGCAGTCTTAGTTGGCATCTTAAAAGGTTTAAGCAACACTGAGATAGCAAACAAGCTCGGTAAATCAGATAATCATATTCGTATGCAACTCTATAAAATCTTAGAGTATTATGAATTACATTCTCGTCCTCAGTTGCTTGCAGAATATGTATGTCAGTACGCGTTGGAGTGGGAAACTAAACAACTTGAAGGGACTAAATATCATGGAGTTATTTGATGTGCTAATATTGAGTGTGTATGAAAAGCCAAAAAGAATAAGAACAGGAATTACTAGCAAGGAATTCGATACTTTTAATAGAGAGTGGGATCAAGTTAAAGATAAGGGTACAACACTATGCCTAGTGCCACATTATAAGGAAGGTCTTGATGAATAGTCCGCAGAAAGGTAACCCAATTTATAAGAAATCGTGTGAAAAGTGTGGCTCAAGCGATGCGAACCAAGTTTTTTCCTACGACAATAAACCAAACGATAGCTGGTGCTTTGCTTGTGAAACATACTTTCCAAGTGATGATAGCTTGGACAAAGTAGTACCCATTAAACAATACAACAAGGTTAGCACAATGGAAATTGAAGATATTAAGAAGTTGCCTATTAGAGCATTAGAAGATAGAAAAATAAGAAAAGAAACTTGTGCTGCATATAGGGTCAGGGTTGCAGTAAGTGAGGAAGATGGTGAAACAATTACCAGTATATTCTCACCTGATACAAGCAATGGGGAGCTTGTAGGGTATGAGCAAAGGATAGTTGCAACAAAACAATTTTTTTCGATTGGTAATCGCAAGGGTAAATTAGATTTGTTTGGGAAGCACTTTGCTAAAAAATGTGCCTCAAAGAAACTTATTGTTACCGAGGGGGTTTTAGACTGCTTAAGTTTGTATCAGTGTATTCTTGAAAATAGCTCTGAGAAGTACAAACATTTAAAACCATCTGTTGTTTCTATTACAGGTGGTTGTAGTTCAGCAGTTAAATCCTTAGTGTCTAATAAAGATTTTATAGATGGTTTTGAAGAACTTATTCTTTGCTTTGATAATGACCAAGCAGGTGAAAGGGCTACTAAAGAAGTGTTGAAAGTATTTCCACTAGCAAAAGTCTCTACACTGCCTTTAAAAGATGCTAGTGATATGCTTGTAGCCGACAAGTCAAAAGAGTTGTTTCAACAAGTTATTTTTAAAAGTGCAGTTCAAAGACAGGGAGAAGTGGTCGAGGTTAATGATGAATTAATTAAGAAAGCTTTACAAAGACCGACCAAAGGATTATCTACTTGTTGGGCTACCCTAGATGCAATAACCCACAATGGCATACTAAGAAAAAGTACCCTAGTTGTGCTGGCTTCTTATCCTAAAGGCGGCAAGAGTGAGTTTAAGAACCAATTAGTTAAGCATATAATCATAGAACACAACAGACCAGTTGGTGTTTATGACCTTGAAGTCCACCCAATTAAAACCTTAAAACAGATAGCTTCTAAGTTAGCAAGAACAAACTTCTTGTTACCTGATAATAACTATGATGATAGATTGTTAGCGTCTACCTTAGATAGGTTTAAAGGTAATCTCTTTTTGTACGATAGAACAGGCAGTAGAGATTGGCAAGACATCAAGGCTTGTATCATTGAGCAGCACTTGATTGATGGTGTATGTGAGTTCTTTTTAGATCCACTTACAGCACTAATATCTAGGTACACTAGCTCAGAAGCTAATGATAAGTTAAATGAGATAATGACTGACCTAGCTGACCTAGTAAACTGTTATCCTATTACTATCCTGTGCTTCAGTCACGTTAATCCACCCAGTAAGGGCAACAAGAGTCACGAAGAAGGTGGTAAGGTGCTGTCTGGACAAATGACAGGCTCTAGGGCTATCGAGAAGTGGAGTCATATTGGCTTGGGCTTAGAGCGTGATAGATCAGCAGACTGCCCTCCTGAGAAAGTTAATCACAGTCAAGTTAAGATTTTATATGATCGTGAGTTTGGTACGAGTGGGTCAGTAGATATGTTTTATGATAG